TGCCGACATCGGATATTCTGAGGAGCAGGAAAAAAGAATTCTGGATGAAATTGCCGATTTGGAGGCTTACCAGAAACGGAAAGAGGAAATGGACAGTAGAAAAGCGCTTAGAGCCCGTTTAGAGGGGGAAATGGCTTCCAACGATAAAACAATAGGTTCATGTATAGAAAACGTTTCTACGGTCAAATTAGAAAGCGAGAGAATAACGGAAAGCGTTTTAAGACTAACGGAAACAGTTGAAAAATATCAGAAAGCGAAATGTGTGGCAGATGAACTCCGAGTGTATTCAGAACAGAAAACAAATATTCCTGTTTATGTGGAGAGAAAGAAGCATGTGGAAGAAAAGTTGAAAGATTTTGAAGAGCGGGAGCAGCGAAAAAAAGAAGAATGGTCCGAGTTGTGTGAGGAACATTCCCGCTTACGGGAGGAACTGATTGGGATTCCGGTGGGAAAGGAAGAAAAGCTTTCCGAATTGGAAAGAAAGAAGACTGAGTTGGAGGAAAAGGTATCTTCTTTGCAGGTAAGAAAAGGTATATTGCTTCAGCGGAGAGAAGACATCAGAAAAGCCAAAGAGGAAATCAACCAGCTCAAAGCGGATGTTTCCCGGGAAGCGGAGACAGCGGCTCGATATGAAGTGCTAAAGCAGGCGTTTTCTCAGGATGGAGTTCCACACCAGATTGTCCGAAATATCATTCCGCATATCACGAATACTGCGAATAATATTCTCGGTCAGATGACTGGTGGAACCATGGGAGTTGAATTTGTGATGGAACGAACTGTTAAAGGCAAGGATGGAGATAAAGCTACGTTGGACGTTCTCATAAACGAATACGGAAAAACCACTCTTCCTTACGCTTCAAAAAGCGGAGGAGAAAAAGTAAAAACTTCTCTGGCCGTAATCCTTGCACTTTCAGAGATAAAGGCGACTGCGGCAGGGATTCAGCTCGGAATGTTGTTTATAGATGAGCCACCGTTTCTTGACGATGATGGGGCGCAGGCTTACGTGGATTCACTGGAAACGATACGCAGTCGCTATCCCGACGTCAAAATCATGGCTATCACACACGATGATGCCATGAAAGCAAGGTTTAGTCAGAGCATTACAGTCATAAAAACAGACGAAGGATCGAAAGTGATTTGCTAGGAGGGAACCATGGGAAAACGCTATTATTGGCTGAAATTGCCGGAAGGATTCTTCCGGCAGAAGCCCATAAAGAAATTACGGAAGATAGCCGGCGGGGATACATACACGATTATTTATCTGAAAATGCTGCTCATTGCGATGAAAAATGATGGAAAACTCTATTTTGAGGGCGTGGAAGATGATTTTTATGAGGAACTTGCACTGGATCTTGATGAAGATTCGGAGAACGTAAAAGTAACAGTGTTGTTTTTGATTAGACAGGGGTTAATGGAACTGGTTGATGAAACAGAGTACCGCCTAACAGAATGCGGGAAGATGGTGGGTTCTGAAAGTGCAAGTGCAGAGAGAATGAGGCGGATGAGAGAAAAGCAGGCGTCACTTTGTGACAAGAGTGTGACAAATCAGTTACACCTCAGTGACGTAGAGAAAGAGATAGAGAAAGATAAAGAGATAGAGAAAGATTCTATATGTCCGGAGGTAATAACCTCCAGACCGGAAGTATTTATTTCGCTTCCGTTGGTTACGGGATCGGGCTCTTTTGATGTCACGATTGATTATCTCAATTCCCTTAGAACTCTGTATCCGGCTGTGGATGTAGAACAGGAACTACGGAAAATGTATGCGTGGCTTGACAGCAATCCGAAGAACCGAAAGACCGAAAGGGGCATAAAGCGTTTCATAACCGGATGGCTCGGACGGGCACAAGATAAAGCATCGATTACACGAACAGCTCCGGCTGATAACCGCCGAATGTCTACTGGAGAATATATGCAAAGTACAGCAAATTGGTACGGAGGTGAGAACGGATGACGCCGAGTGAATTTGATATGATACGGGCTGCTATCAAAAGTGCGTATCCAACATTTAACATTATGCCTGACAAATACAGTATTCAACTTTGGTACCGGATGCTTGGGGATATCGAATTCAAGATTTGTGAGACGGCATTGCAGGAGTTGATCGCGATACAAACATATCCGCCGCAGATAGCAGAAATAAGGACAAAATGCGCAGAATATATGTCGCCGGGAATGAAAGATGCCGGGGAAGCTTGGGGAGATGTACAACGTGCAATCCAGAAATACGGATATTACAGATCGGACGAAGCCATACAGAGCCTATCTGGACCGACAAGGGAAGCCGTAGAACGAATGGGATTCCGGGAATTGTGTTTGGGAGATAATCCGGTTGCAAACCGGGCACATTTTTTCAAGGTCTATGATGCGATTATTCAACGAAAGCTCAACGAG